GATACTACTGCTCGCTTGAGCTTAGATATTAGTGGCCGAGGTATGGACGGTGTCGGTGCAATCACTGTTTCTGGAACCACGCATACATTAACAACTTCTGACGGTAGCTTGTCAGACGGTATGTATAAAATTCTTATTTTAAGCGGTTCTCCTTCGGGAACAAATACGATAACAATTTCCCCGAATGACGCGGCAAAATTTTATGCAGTAGTAAACAACTCTGGGCAGGACGCTATATTTACGCAAGGATCTGGTTCAAACGTCACTATCGCCAACGGTAATTCAGGATTTATTTATGCTGATGGCGCAGGTTCAGGTGCCGCTGTAGGAAGTTTAAGCCCCCCTACCGATCTAGTTAACGACACTACTCCTCAGTTAGGTGGAAATCTTGACACTAATGGAAACTCTATTTTGTTTGGAAGCAGCAAATGGGGCGTTTTATTAGATGCAGGGGACAACGACCTATTGTTTCAATACAACGGTTCAACTGTTTTCAAGATCGCATCCAATGGTGCGATAACATCAGCGGATGACGTAACAGCATTTGGGAGCCCATAAATGCCTATTGGGGCTACAACGGTATCTTTTAGTGATATACGCACAGAGTTTGGTGGCTCTGGAGCTGTTTCTATATCTGATTACTATAGAGGCGGGTCTAACATTCGCAGTAAAGCGGCTAATAATAATTCAACAAATCTAGCGGCAAGTGTTCCTACTTCTGGGGTTATAGACTTTTCTGATTATAGAAACACCGCCAAGGGTTTTCGTAAAACATATTCTGCTGGAGCTACAGACCAAACCGCAAGTTCAGTTTTTGGTGATGACTATTCCGTAGACTATCCAAAAGAAGTTGTTGTTGATTCAGGTATTGAATTAGGTACAACAAATACATCTGGTTACGGTCTTGAAATTGACTCTGGTGCTTCGGGAACTATTGAAGTTACAAACGATGGTACTATAACAGGTGCTGGCGGTGCGATTGGAGGTGCTGGCGGTACAGCTTTAAGAGTAAACGCAAGTAATGTAACAGTTATCAATAACGGAACATTGCGTGGCGGTGGCGGCGGCGGCGGCACTGGTGGCACTGGAGGAACTGGCGGTAATGGTTGGGGTGATGCTGGTTTTGATAATGGTGCAACCTTCTGTCAAAACGATTGTATAACTTGTCCACAGCCAATAGCAACCCCGGGTACGGCTTGTGCGTCACAATACCTTTCTGTGTTTAACGGGTTTTCAAATTGTGGGTTTTGCCAAATGGGAGACAAGAGGCAAACAAATTGTGAATACCACTGTTACTCGTCACGCTCTGGCGGCTCTGGCGGTTCTGGCGGTTCTGGTGGCGTAGGTCAGGGTTACAACCAATCTGCTGGGACAGGTAGTGCTGGTAGTGCTGGTGGTAGTGGTGCCGGAACCAGTCCTTACAATAGTGGTGCTGGTGGAACAGGAGGTTCTGGTGGTAGCGGCGGTGCTTATGGCGTTGCTGGTTCATCAGGCAGTACAGGTTCTAGCGGTGCTAATGGTTACGAATCTAACGGTTCTGCGGGCAGTGCTGGTAGTGCTGGCGGTGCGGCTGGTAAAGCTCTTTTACAAAGCGTGGCGTGTACGTTTACTAATAACGGTACGACACAAGGGGCAACAACATGACCAGTGAAGAACGTATGGCTATTTGTAAAAGCTGTGAGTGGCTTAGGCCAATCATTAATCAGTGTAAGAAGTGTGGGTGCTTTATGAACTTAAAGACCAAGATTAAATCAAGTCAATGTCCACTAAGGAAATGGTAACATGAGTAATTATACAATAGAGAAGATTGAAAATGGCATAGCTACTATACGCTATCCAGACCAAAGCTGGGCTGAGATTGTACTTACAGCCGACATGACTGAAGCAGACTTAGACCAGCAAGCGTGGAACTTCAGACCCAAGACAGGCGAAGCACCATCATTTGTTTCTGTGGGTGCAACTAGGACTGCGGCTGTGAAGCCACAAGAAACTGTTGAAGAGCCAGTAATACCAGAGTGGCTTCAAAACAGGGAAGATGCTTATGGTAATGTATCTGCTCAGATTGAATACATAACAGAGAATGGATTAGAAGCGTGGCAAGCTCATGTAGCAGAAATCAAGGCTCAGTATCCGAAAGAGTAACAAACTTTTATGACTGTATGCTTGATGGTTCTTACAAGGGTTTCTTTCCAGACTATGAGGCATACGTCACAAGGCAAGTATTAAGGGTTAAGAGGTTTTACAAAGGCGGTGCTGTACTGTCAGTAGGCTGCGGAAACGGTGATATAGAAGCTAGGCTAACAATGCCTGTTGTCTGTTACGACATTCATGATGCGGCTAAACAGCTACATCCAGAGTTAGAGTTTAGATATGAATGGCCTGATGAGCAGTATGATTTGGTGTTGTGTGTAGGTTCGGTATTACCTTATGTGCCAACAGAAGAACAGGAACAGTTTATTGATAGGCTCTTAAACGCAACGACAGACGATGGAATGATTTTGATTACTGGCTTAAATAATAGAGGCGTAAAACAAGATATAGTGACCGAACACATATATCCACCTCAATATCCCAGCCACCCTAAGATTAAAGTGGTATAATATTTACCTTTAAAGGTTTATATTATAAAATACTTTAATCAAAGGATACGATTATGCCATTAGCTAAACTTCAATTCAGACCAGGGATTAATCGTGAATCAACGTCCTACGCTAACGAAGGCGGGTGGTTTGATTGTGATAAGGTGCGGTTTCATCAGGGTTACCCCGAAAAGTTTGGCGGCTGGCAAAAGTTTAGCTCTTCTACTTATTTAGGCACTGCAAGAGCGTTGCACAACTGGGTTGCATTAGACGGCTCTGACTTTATGGGTGTCGGCACTGAGCTCAAGTATTATATTGAAGAAGGTGGGGCATATAACGATATTACGCCTATTCGCAGTACGACTGCGGCTGGTGATGTAACCTTTTCTGCTACGGATGGGAGCACTACAATCACTGTATCTGACACTAGTCACGGCGCGGATGAGAATGATTTCGTTACGTTCTCTGGAGCTGTGAGCCTTGGTGGAGTCATAACGGCTGATGTCCTAAACCAAGAATACCAGATTGTGTCTATTGTTGACGCTGATACATATACCGTTACCTCTGCCGTTGCCGCTAATGCTTCAGATTCAGGAAACGGCGGCGCAAGTGTTGTTGGCGAGTATCAAATCAATGTCGGTCTAAACACACAGGTCGGCGGTACTGGGTGGGGTGCAGGCACTTGGAGCCGAGGTGCTTGGGGTTCTGCTTCTGCTACCACCACAGAAGCAGAATTGCGCCTTTGGTCACACGACAACTTTGGTGAGGATCTTTTAATAAATCCTCGTGATGCCGCTATCTACTATTGGGATAAGACATCCACGCTTTCCGCTAGAGCTGTAGAAATAGGCACATTAAGCGGCGCGTCTAACACGCCCACTATTGCTAAACAAGTTATGGTTTCTGATAATGACAGGCATGTTATCGCTTTTGGCTGTAATACTCTAGGAAGCGCGGATCAAGACAACTTGTTAATACGATTTTCAGATCAAGAGAATTTAACAGATTGGACACCCACCGCCACAAATACTGCAGGGGACTTGCGTCTCGGCTCTGGCTCTGAATTTATTCAAGCTGTAGAAACAAAGCGTGAGATTCTTGTTTGGACAGATAAATCGCTTCACTCTATGCAGTTTGTAGGTCCTCCGTTTACTTTTGGTATTACGCAACTTGCTTCCAGCATCACAATCATGGGTCCGAAGGCGGCGGTAGCGGCGGAAGACTTCGTGTTCTGGATGGGTATAGACAACTTCTACGTCTATGATGGACGAACAGCCAACCTACCGTGCACAGTTCGTGACTATGTGTTTGAAGACTTTAACTCCGCGCAGGCAGAAAAGGTCACGGCAGGCATCAACTCACAATGGGGTGAGGTTATTTGGTTCTATCCGTCTTCTACCAGCGATGAAAACGACAGATATGTGGTATTCAACTATATAGAGAAGGTTTGGTATTACGGCAACCTTGCTCGTACCGCTTGGCGTGACAGGGGTTTAAGACCATATCCTATGGCGGCAGGGGCTTCTGGCGGTAGTAGCTACCTTTATAATCATGAAATCGGCGTAGATGACGATGGTTCTGCTATGGAAGCCTATATCGAGTCCAGTCAAATAGATATTGGCGATGGTGATAAGTTTCTGCTTATCAATAGATTGATACCAGATCTGACATTTACAGGGTCTGATAACGGTGCTCCCGTAGCTAACTTTACGCTAGAAACAAGAGAATATCCGGGTGCTGCTTACGATACGACAACCGAAGGGGCGGTCACTAGGTCAGCGACAAGTCCTGTAGAGCAGTTTACTAATCAGCTTGACATGAGATTGCGAG